TTCGTGGCTCTCATGTCAGGTGCCTCAGGGTGCGCCAGGGCCGAGCCATGGTCGTGCTCTGTGTGAAGTTACCCTTCACCATCATCTGGCTCCGGGTGGTCTTGTACCGCTTCTGCATCCGGGCGAGCACAGCCTCGGCGCGCTCCCGGTAGAGCTCTGCCAGCGGCCCGTTGCCGTGCTTGATGAAGAGCTGTTCACAGCACCGGAACACCAGAAGCTGATGATATTCCGGGGGAAACATCGGGATGTCCCCGTCATCGAGCAGCCGGAACGGACGAGCCAGGTAGCGAACCGTGATGGTCAACTCCTCGTCCTGGCGCGGGTACATGCGGATGCGCTTGTAGATGCCCTCATGCTCAGGCATGCGGTACTGCGAGAGCTGGTACGAGGTGCTGATTGCAAGCCCGTTCGGTGAGCCGGTGGTCGTCACGCTCTCCTTGACCTGGGGCGTGAGCACCTCGTAGAAGGCGTCGCTGTCAGGCGAGCGGACGTACACCTTCTTCTGCAGCCCAGTCGAGTCATCGGACCCGTTGTCCTGCATGCCGCTGACGCTCATGCCGTCCGTGGCGGTGAAGGTGACCACCGTGCTGTTTGGGCTCGGCGCACTCAGTCGCTGACCCAGGGAGTGGACGTAGACGACATCCCAGTCTCCTGCGACCGGCACTGCGTTAGCGACGACACCCAGGTTGTTGAGCGTGGGCGTGATGACGGGTGCTGGGACAACGACATCCTCAGCCAGGATGAAGTTCGTGGGCCTCGCGACGAGGTCCATGTTCAACATCCAGGCCTCGTCCTCCCACCGGGTCAGGTTGTAGAAGGGCTGCCGCTCCTGGCTCGGGTAGCGCAGCGTGACGGACAGCACGTCCACACAGTCCAGCGGCATGTCGATGTACCGCTGCTTGATGGTGACGTTCATGCCTGTGCCAGCGTAGGAGGCACCAGACACGTCGCGTCCGTTCTTGTCCTCGAGGACGAGGTTGTTCCCGTCCATGACGATGCGGACCTGCAGCTCGAACGGGGCTGCCACCGGCCCACCGCTCGCGGTGAACTCGATGATGTAGCCAGCCATGCGCGGACGGAAGAGCGCGCGACTGAGCGGGTCCTGAAGCTGGGCGTTCCCGTCAGCACCAATGACGATGCTGAGCCCCTCGATGGACAGGTCCGGGTAGATGGTGAGGTGGTCCTCGCGCTGGGCAAAGAGCCACACGTCGTTGGAGAACAGCTCCTTGTACGCCTGGTTGATGAACCGGCGAAGCTCGGCGCGGTACGACGGCACGTCTGGCGAGTAGTCCAAGATGGACCCAGCCATCGACAGCATCTGCGACAGGTTCACGGGCTGCTCCTATGCGAAGAGGCCCCCGCCCCGGGCGGGACGAGGGCCAGACCCCCGGCGATGGAGTGGGGGAGAGAGGACCGCCGGGGGCCCAGGACTCAGATCGAGGGGATGACCCACACGTCGGTGAGGCCCAACGCGGCGCTGTTCTTGAGGCCGATGGCGGCGATGTTGACGTTCGCAGCGTCAGCGATGGCAGCCTGGCCCGACGTGGTGGTGTCGAGCGCGAGGGCCACACCAGCCGTCGAAGCGGACGCGACGACGTTGGCCTGGGCGTACCCGGCGACGACGACACGCACATCCTCGTTGGCTGCTGCGTCAGCGAGGGCGACACCCATGGTCGGGACGCCGACGGCGACAGCGCCACCGGAGGTGTCCACGACGCTGACGAAGAGAGCCGCATCGGCACCGGTCTTGGTCACGTCGAGCGACACGAAGTCGCCAGCCGTGATCGCGGCGGAAGCGATGAAGGTCTCCACCTTGCGGCGGGCGGATGCCGAGCCCAGACCGCCAGCGGCTGCCTGGTTCAGGGTCTGCAGGATGGTGCTGGTAGCCATGATCAGGACTCCGCGTTGGCGAGCACACCGCTCGACAGGAGGTGGTCGAAGCTGAGCTGGGTACGCAGCATCACGTCAGCGGAGCGGCTGGTGTACCCGGAGAGCTTCTGGAAGTCACCGAGCGTGAAGTTCGCCCGGCTGTCGAAGATGACCTTGATGTGCTTCGTGTTGAGGACGTACATCGAGATCTCGTCGTCGCCGCCACCGGGGTTGACCGGCATGTTCGGATCGACGTACATCATCGCGCCGTGGAAGGCGAGAGCGAGCTTGCCGCTGTCCAGCGTCTGCTCGGAGATGTACCGCTCCTTGGCGAAGAGGTCGAGCTTGTACAGCTTGTAGGCCGACTCGGACGCCAGGATGAGGTCCGGGGTGGTGTCGGGGGTGCGCTGCTGAGCCGCGATGAACAGCTCGGTGAGGAAGCTGGTCGCGTTGCCCGTGAAGCCAGCAGAGGCGGTGACGTACTGGTTCTGCAGGTCGGGGAAGGTAGTCTTGCTCAGACCGCCGACACTGTTGCCCTGGGAGCCGACCGGGTCGGGCTCGAGGAAGCCGGTCGGGGTGTTGCCGTTGAGGGTCAGCATCTCGGTCATGACGGTGGAGTTGCCGGCCACAGCCTGCTTCTCCCACTCGCGCTTGAACATGCCCATGACGCTCTTGAGCCGAGCCTCGGCGATGTCCACGATGGCGCGGGGGCCGCTGTTGGACAGCTCCTCCTTGCGGGTGATGACGACCGGAGCGACGTAGTCAGCGAAGTCAAAGGTTGCGTTCTGGAGAACGTCCTTGACTGCCAGGTTCGTGGGCTCGTACCCGCTGGAGAGCTGGGTGATCGAGCTGTGCTCGGACAGGATGAGGGGCTGGTCCACCTTCTGGCCACCGTCAACGATGCGGACGCCACCGTTGCGGTTCATGTGGTCGAGGAGGGGAGTGGTCTTGAAGAGCTGGTCGACCTCATCCTTGATGAGTTCGCGCAGCGTGGACGACAGGATGTCGTTGCTGAGGACGGCCATAGGGTCACCGTAGGTAGACAGGGTGGAACTTTCGTTGTTCGACCGTGTCCCGCTGACGGTGGGTTGTCCCGAGGGGCCCTGGGCGGGGGGCGCGGTGAGACCCTACCACGCCTCCCCAGAACCCTGCAACTTCAACTACTTACGGTTCGCCTGGATCCACTGGGCCACTGCCCATGCACCCTGCTGCCGGATGGCGGCCGGCACACGACCAGACCCGGTGGCGCGGGACGCACCGCCGATCTTGAACCCAGCCTTCTGTGCCTCACCACGGATGCGAGCCAGCTCGGCCTCGAGGGCCTTCTTCTCGGTGAGCGCCCGGTTGCCCTGCACGATCGCGTAGGCGCGCTCCAGGCTCAGGGACTCATCGTCCTTCAGCATCTGGACCACGGCCTTCTTGACCTCGGGCTGGTTGATGTCCGGGTTCTCTGCCTTGAACCGCTCAAGCTGAGCACGACGGTTCGACAGCTCCACCTCCTGGCGCACCGGCTCGAGGGCCTGGCGCAGGGCTGCAGCCACCTGCTTGTCGATGTGCGCCTGGACCGAGCCTGGGTCGAAGGGGTCGAAGCCCACGTCTGCCTCGGCCTTCGCCTTCAGGTCGTCCATGAACTTGCCGTTCGTCAGCGCTGCGCGCTCCGCTTCCATCTGCTTGCGAGCTTCCGCGAGGGCCTGCGTCTTGCGGGTGTAGTCCGCACGCATGTTCGCGTAGAGCTTCTTGATGTCGTCGGGTGCGTTCTTCAGCGCGTCGTTCGGGTTGACCGAGAACGGCTCGTCGGGCTCAGCGTCGAGGATGGGGTCAGCCGGCTCGGGCTCTCCGTTCTCAGCACGAAGCGCAGCACGAAGCCGCTCGATGGCCTGCTCCTTCCTTGAGGCCTGCTCGTTGAGCGGGACGGTCACATCTCCAGACGTGGTGTCCTGGGCCTCGACAGTCTCGGTGGCCGAATCCGTGGCCGAATCCGTGGCCGAATCAGCCGGAGCCTCTGCGGCTGGTGCTGCCTGTTCGTCGCTCACGGGACCTCCACCGTCAGGTTCCCCTCGCGGGTCCAACGGCTGGCGACGACCGGCGTGCTCATCATGAGCCCCTCACCGGTTGCGGCCTTCGACCAGGCCTTCGCCGTCAGGTCGTCCTTGGGCACCTGCTCCATGTGGAGCCGAGCCGCCTCGGCCCCCTCCTCGATGCCACGGGCCTCGTCACCTGCTCGCACGATGATGGTCACCCGGCGCGTACCGGGCCGCTGCTTGGGCATGTCCTCTCTCCCTCAACAACCGCTACATGCGCTGCATGAGCAGGTCGTCCTCTTCGACCTCCATCTCGCCACCCTCCATGGGTGCCTCGACCTCGGCCGTCTCCTCTTCCTCGGCCATGGGGGCCTCGCCCTCCATTGGCTGCTTCAGGAACTGCTTGAAGTCCCGGCTCTGGGACAGGGTCCGCAACTTGCCGGCCAGGAGCTGCAGGTCGCGATCGTCCTGCACCATCTCCACGTCCTCCATCGCGAGGACATCATCGAGGTCAGCATCAGCCGCTGCGGTCGCCACCATCATGAGCTGGTTCACGAACTCGGGCGGGAGCATCTCCTCGTCACCTGCGAAGGTGGGGTACTCCTCAGCCATCGGGCCGAACGAAGGCAGGATGGCGTTGAGCGCCTCGACCACCTTGTTCAGAGCCCCAGCGCTGAAGTCACCACGCGGTGCCATCTCAGCCATTGCCTCATCAGCAGCAGCGTCGGCCTCGTCTGCCTTTGCCATTGCCTCATCGCGAAGCGAGTCCAGGCTGTCAATGCTCATGTCAGTCTCCCTTGATGGAGGCGTCGAGCATACCACGCTCCTTCAACTTCGACACGCTGAAGGTCTTGGCTGCCGCTTCCCCTGCATCCATTCCAGAGTCAACGTAAGAGCGGTACTCCTTGCGGTCTGCTTCCAGCGTCTTCTGCTCGGTGCCGAACCTGTCCACCGAGTCCTCGATGAACTTGTCATCGAAGTCGCTGGCTCGGACCAGGCCCTTCTGCTTGGCGATCTTGTCCGCCTCCTTGTGGCTGTCCACCCACTGACCCAGGCCACGGTCGAAGTAGCCGGAGTCCACCCCTCCCCACTGGCCCGGGGTCCTGGCAGGCATCGTCACCACAGGCACCATGTCGGCAGCGCAGTCACAGTCCAGCGCCATCGGCTTCTCTTCCACCGAGCACAGCACCTCTTCGTAGGCTCCGCACTTGGGGCAGTGGTACGGGTACAGCGGCATCAGACACTCCCCATCATGGCGTTGATGTCACCTGGCGCGGCCGTGGCAACCGCCGTCTCGATGTCGGGCGGAGGAGCCCCAGCGTCCATCGGGCCAGCCGGCATCGGCTCAGGCGGTGGGGCCATCGGGATGTCCTCGAAGCCCAGCATGGATGCAGCCTGCTGGAGGAGGAACTTGGGGTCAGCACCCAGGGCCTGCAGGGTCGGCACGTTCATCAAGAACTGCTGCTTCCGCATCGCCTCGGACACCGGGGTCTGGCCCTCATCCTCTGCGTAGACCTTGAAGTCACCGAGCAGGTCAGCCGGTGTGGGCCGCACGATGGCACCCTTGATGTCGATCGGGATGGTCTTGTCGTCCACGAACGTGGCGAGGGTCGCAAGGTACACCCGGACCAGCTCCTCGATGGTGGCGTCCCGCTTCCGAGCCAGGTGCCCAAGCTGGGACGACGAGTAGCTCACCAGCGCCGCAACCTCAGCAGCAGAGGCGCGGCCACCCAGGCCCTGACCACGGCTGAACGGGTCCTGGTTGGTGGACGTGTACTGGTCGTCCATCACCTCGCTGACGTACCGGCTCGTCTCAGCCGGCAGCGGGGTGTGGGGGACGGGCATGATCTGCTCAGCCAGACTCTCATCAGGCTCGAGGTCCACCTCGATGAACAACCCGTCCACACCCGACCGCATGTACCCCTGGTTCTCCTCATCGAGGGCACCAGCACGGACGAGGTACTGCCGAGCCACCTTGCGGACAGCCGACGCCTGGAAGCTCCGGACGATGTTCTTCTCGTAGAGCTGGTCGTAGATGCGGCGCAGCGCCGAGTACCCCTCCATCGGGCGGTGAGGCAGCGACGAGAAGTACAGCGGAACGATGGTGCTCAGGAACCGACCATCCCAGTTCCGAACCGGAATCTCCTCCTGGGCCAGCCAGCGAAGCTCACCCTCGACATCCGGCGTCCAGAAGTACAGCTTCCCATCCTCGAAGTCGTACCACTCCACCATGCGGACGTACTCGTCGTACTTCGTCGCCATGGCCGCAGGCATCGCCTCGACCTCGTCCTGGGTGTACCGGTCCTGCTTGAAGTACGGCTCTCGACGACGAGCCAGCCACTTCCGGCCAGACCCGAACTTCGCCTTCGCGCTGTTCAGCGGCTCCCAGTACGCATGCCCGATGAACCGACACTCATCCCAGGCCGGCGCATCCTCGTCCACGATGACCTCCCACGGAGGCACCGCCACAGGCAGGACCTTGCGGTACGGGTCGTCCGTCTCGCGGGGCACGAGCTTGATGAAGCTCATGGGGTGGATGAGGGCCAGGCGCGTCCCGTGCTCGATCGCCTCCCGGCACTCGTCAGACAAGAACCCGTTCGCCACGGTCTGCGACACCTCAGCGTCACCCAGAGCCCGCATGCCCTTGCGGATGACACAGGCCGGGTTCCGGGCGTAGAGCTGACCGATGATGCCCTCGATGTACCCGAACGCATCAGAGGTCTGGACCTCGATCTGGTCATCGTTCCGCTCAGGCACATCGAAGAAGCGCGTCTCGTAGATGTTCTTGAGAGCCTCCTGCTCGGGACGCATGTGCTCCCAGTAGCGGTCGTGCTCCTGCAACTTCATCTGGACATCGGCTGGCTTCACATCGGCCTCCTGCGGTCACCCCTGACCGTGAATGGATGCGCCCTCTTCGCTTCCCGTACCCGGTTCTTGCGGATGAGGTCTTCCATCGTCACCCTACTACGCTCCTCAGGAAGACGCAGCGGCATCTCCTGCGCTGCAACCAGCGCCAATGCCAGGCTGATGACCATGTCATCGTGCTTCCCCTGAGGATGGTCGGGCCTGTTCTTCTTCGCATTCCACCCGATGGACACGACCTGCTCGTACAGCTCCTTGGTGAACTCACCCAGGAACCCCTCCTCCATCGTCGAGCGAACAAGCTCGAACAGCCCAGCACGGTTCCCACCATGCGTGCGCCATGGCTTCCCGTCGTTGTCCGTCCACAGGCGGCGGCGCGGATACCCATGCCTCGCCACGTCCTCGATGACCCGGCGCCCGTACACGTTGGACTCGATCACCAGCACAGGCCACTCATACGCACGGCCAAGCCTCAGGATGTGCTCTGCCAGGCGGCTGGGTGTCGTCTTGCTGCAGGCCCACTGCGCCGCCAGGGACCGCGTGCTCGCATCCACCACCGTGATGACAGAGGAGTCGGAACCCACGCCGGCCGAGACATCGACGCCAATGGCGTAGTCCGAGCCGTCCTCCCAGTCCTCGAGCACACGAAGACGGTCCTGATCCGTGGCGCGGACCTCCTTGACCTCCACATGCTCCATGCAGTCCACCGTGAAGAACCGC